CGCCGAGCTCTCCATTTCGCGCACGCGCAGACGACGGTTGGCCACTGCCTCGAAAAAGAGTTGCGCGGTGTCGTACTGCGGAGCGAAGCGCTGATGGAACAGATAGGTTCCGGCAGCGGCTTTTAGCTCGCCGTAATTACTCAGTGCCATCGCCGTTTTCCCTTATGCGCTTCGGGCGCCCGCGGCGCTTGTTGGGCTCGCGCTCGGGCTCGTCCTCGGGCGGATAGTCCGGCGGCGTGGTCGGATAGCGCGGCGGCTCATCGATCGGTGGTGGCGGGTCGTTGGTCCATGTCTCGGGCCGCGGATTGCCATTGCTCTCAAGTTCCGCCCTTAACCTTTTCAGCATCGGCTTGGGATCACCGAATATGTCATCATCCGCAGCTGGTGGCTCCTCCACCCGAAAGAAACGGTTGCCGCGCGCCTTGGCGATCATCCACGGGTCGGTCACCTCGACCGCATCGCCGGCCGTGAACAACACGCCGCACCAGACGCAACTGTCGAGAGGGGTTTCCCCCTCCCGATAGTCATCTGTGCTCAACCAAGTGAGCTTGGCCATTATGACAACGGCTTGACGAACAGCACCGCCACGATGACATCGCCTGAGGTGGCGGCGCCCGTGGTGCCGACATAGATGTCGATGTCGGTCGTGGGCGGTAGCACCGCCGCCGCCAGCGGGAACACAGTCTCGCTGCCGGCCGCCTCTGCCAGCACATTTTGCAGATTGCCGGAGGTGCCAACTGCTGGCGCGGTGCCTCCCGCCGCAACATAGCTGACGCCGAGCACCGGCGTACCGCCGGCGACCGCCGTCACCACCCGCGAGGCAATGCTCAGGATCATGGCACCCGCGGGAATGGTGCCGATCTTGGTCGATGCAGGGGTATCGGCCGCAGTCAAGGTGTGGCGGCCGACAATCGCCACCACCGCGTTGTTGAACGGATCGCGGGCCGGCGTATTGGTCATCAGGTTAGCAACCATGGTTTCCTTCTCCTATTCGGGTGTTTCGGTTAATTGTTGATCAGTCCGAAGCCGAGTTGAAGAACCCGGTTGCGACACCCCATTGAACGAGCTTCGTCCCGCTCTTGGGATGCTTCTTGAAGATTTTGCCCACACCGTAGGCCGCCTCGATGCCGGTGCCGGTCACGAAGCCATAATCATCTTCTTTTCTGAAGGTAGGTTTGGCCATCTGACCATAAGCAATGGCGGCCGCTTGCTGCCCACACAGGAATACGGGCTCGACGCGCGTGGTGCCGTTGCCGGCGGTCTTGAGCGAGGTCCACACGTTGCTCACGAAGGCCGAAATCTCCGGCACCTGGCGCACGATGACGCCATCGTAGATCTGGTCCCCGTCTTGGAACAACGGATTATCTGGGGCACCGTTGATCTCCTTGCCTTCGCGCGAGCGCGCATCCTTGTTCACGGTCTGCAGATCAACCTTGAGATCGCGGAACGTATTCATGCCCGCAAAGGCGACATAATACTCATAACCCGAGCGGGTCTTGTAGGGTCGAATACGCGGGTTGGCACCCATCGCCACGCGCTTGAGCAGCGCCAGATTGGCCGCCGTGAGCTTGTCGGCGGTGGCATCGACGTTGGCCAACGAGGTGGCGTGATCGGTCGCCGAGTTGGCCGTGCTTGCACCGTACAGAATGCGGTCCAAGTTGTCGGTGCGCCAGGTGTTGCGTTGCGCCACCGTCGATAGATCGTACTGGATGCCGTTAACGCGAACACCGGCCGCCGGCTGGCTCTCGGTCGGCAGCGCCATCAGCGCCGCGATGATCTCGTCGCGGGTGATCTCCGACAGCCAATCCGACAATAGGGGTTTTGCTTCCCCGAAAATGTCCGCGCTGTCCTTCTGCTGCTCGGCCTTGGTAGTGACGACGGCGTTGCGCACCCATTCGATCCAGATGCGCATGCCGTAATCGTCGATCTTGTCCTCGTTGCCGACCAAAGGGCCGGTTGAAACACCCATCCCCTGTAGCCGGGACACCAGCGGGATATTCATTACCTCGCCGCCGGCTTTCAATTCCATGCGCCGGCGGATGATCGCGTTGAGGTCATCGCTCATGTACGGGCTGAACATATTCTCCCGCACCCACTCGCGATTAATCTGCTGGGTGAACTTGATCAGTTTGTTGTTAGTCTGGATATCGGAGACGGCCATGGCCGTTTGCCCTTTCTGCTATGGCCGTCCCGAAATGAAAAACCCGCCACAGGGGCGGGTCGGACATTTCAGATGGGCGGCCGGATTTACTTGGTGGCGAAATTGTAAAGGCTCGCGCTTGAGAGATCGCCGTTATCGCCTACGCGGCCGCTAGAGGAGCGCGCCGAGGAGAGCGAAGGCGGCAATTCGACGACGTTATTGGGCTGCTGTTGAGCACTTCCACCAGTGCGTTGCCGCGCCAGCCCAACGATGTAGTCCTGCACCTTTGGATCGTTGGCCCATCGCTGCTGCTGCTCGCGTAGCCACGCTTGAGGATCGGCGCCGATCGCCGCTTGCGCGCGCGCCTGCCGATGCCATTGCACCAACTCGCCGTAAGGATGCCCGCTCTGCATGATCTGATTGAAGATGAAGTTGCCTTGCGGGGAGTTCCGGATTTGGCCCATCGCATTCAGTGCAGCATCGACTTCCTGCTGCCCGAATTGCTGATTGGCCTGTGCCCGGCTCAAACCATCCTTGACTTGCATCACGTACACCTGCGCCTCCTGACGCAACGGGTTCATCACCCGCTCGTTCAGATAGGCGTCAGGGTCGTCGTAGATGGTCTGCGGTCCTTGCGGCTGTTGCGGTTGCTGTGGTTGCAGTTGCTGCTGCAAGGCCATGACGGCCCGCGTCAGCTCCTGCGTGTGCGCTTCGAGCCGTTGCCGGCGCTCGCGCTCCTCCATCAACTCCCGCAGCGGTACGTGCTGCGGCGGCTGGCCTTTGCCCGGGGGCGGCTTGGGCGCGAACTGTCCTTGCGGGTTTCGCGGTTGCTGCTGACCATCGGGCTGGGGTTGCTGCTGCAGGTCAGGCCGTGTCGACGGTGGCATATCCGATGGTTGTCCATCGGACGGCTGCGTGGACGACGGCGCTGGTGACGATCCTGGCGACGGCGACGGTGCCGGCGTGGGATCGCTTACCGCTTGGTCGAATAGCTGCTGATCAGTGATGGTGTTGGTGTCTGCGCTGTTACCACTGATCGTGCCTCCTGCTGGTTCCGTGCTCATGGCTTCTCCTTCGGCCGTTCGTGGCCGCTACGAAAACGCCCAATGCGCCTGGACGGTGCGGAAACGGGCCTTGCGTGCGCGGCCCGTGCGCCCGGCTGTGCGTCGCCGGTTACGAAATTACGAAAGCAATTTGAGCAGCACCGCGATTGCCTCGGCGTCGTCGTCCTCGTCGTCAGCGACGGTCGGCTTGGCGGCTCGCGTTAGCTTGGGCGCCGGCCCCCGTGCGGGTGGCGCCAGATCGATCAGCGTGTGCAGCGGCGGTGCCGGCAAATCCGGCGGCGATGGCGACCGCGGCGGTGCGGGTAGATCGGGCGGATAAACCGGCGGCGGCGGCTCCTCGTCCTCGCGCTTGCGCTTTTTGCCGAACCGATATGGCCGGTAGAGCGCGCCGGCATAGCTGCCCGCGCCGGGCGACGGCGCCGGTTCCGGCGGCAACTCCGCACCCGGAAACGTCACCGCCGAACCGCTCAACGTGTATTCGCCGCTCGCGCAAAAGAAAGTTACGTTGCCGCTGGCCGCAAACGTGACATCCGAGCCGGTGATCGCATAAGCGCCAGCGTCGGCAACCAGCGACGATGAGGCAACAAGCCCCGCATCCGAGCCGGTGATCGCATAGCTGCCGGCGTCGGCCGCGAGTGTGGTTCCGGTTGCCGCCGGGTTGAACGAAACCGCAGCCGCAACAATGGCTGAGTTGGAGGCAAAAGTTGTAGCAGGCGTTGCAGCCGTTACGGTGAGCGGAGTGGATGCCGACCCTGTGTTAAGATCGGCGGCGCTCGTCCAGTCGCCACCATAAAGGCTGTTCGTGGCGTCTACGCGCTCGGTTAATCCGGTCCATGTTACATCGTGACTGCTGCTGTCGTAGCCCAGAAAGGCGGCGGCGGCAGTGCCCCCTGCGGCAGTGTTAACGCTGACAGTCAGAGTAGCTTGAGTGCCGCCGGCACTGCTATAGCCAGCCTCGTTATGATCCAGCAGCGTCCCGGCGTCGCTGAGTGTCCATAGCAGGCCGCGAACATCAAAGAAACTACCTGCCGGAGTGGCGGTTACGACTATGCTAGTGCCTGATGTACCCGGCGCACGCCAGAACGAGATAATTGGACCGTTATTAGCCGGGTCCGTCTGTCTGCTCGTTGACCCGACCTGTGTAGCAGTCTGCCCGTCGATGGTGACAGCGGTCCAGCCCGAGCTTGTGATCGGGCTTTGTGCGATGCCGAGAATTGCGACTAATCGCTCCTGTCCGACCGCCGATGCGCAGGTAAATGCGGCACCACCTATATTTGAATTTGCCGACTGGAACGAGAGCGACGCAGCCATCGGCTCACGTCAGGGTGAACAGGGTTGTGGCAAAATCAATCGCCAGCGTGTTGCCTGATGTGACCGTGGTGGACGAGCCGTTATCCCAGTATGCCACCAGATTGTCTGACGCCGAGGTGTCGTTGTAGAGCGCGGCATAACGGAAGGTGATGCCGGCGCCGCTCGCGGTCCATGCTGTCGGATCGGCCGCCGTGACCGTCACGGTGCCGGCGGTTTCCGAAATGCCGATCGTCACCGTCTGGCCGCCCGAGGTGTAGCCGTTGGCGGTCGACAATTCGCTGATCGCCGAACGGGTGGTATGCGCCGCGCTCGGCGTACCGTTGGACAGCGCCACCTTGAACGTGTGCGAGCTGAAATCATGCACGCCACGGCACAGTTGCTCGACAAAATCCTGATACTTGGAATAGGCGACCATTTAATCCTCCAGCACCAGCGCGCCGCCGATGAGCTTGCCGCGCGGATCGCGATGCAAAACCGCCTTGCGCGGCTTGCCGAGCGCTTGCAGCATCGCGTTATGCTGCGCCAGCGTCTCCAGCACCTTGTCGAGCCGCATATCGGGCTCCGGTGCCGGCGGCGGTGGTGGCGATAGCGACGCGGTGATCTCGGCCTCGCGCTGCTTGAGGCGCGTCTGCTGCTCGGCCTTGAAAACCTCGATCGCCATATCGTTCTGTGCCTTCTCGCGATCGAGCGCCATCTGCGCTTGCACCTTGTCGCGCTCGGTCTGCTGATCCGTCTGCGCGGCCTGCTGCTTGAGCGCCGCATCGGATTGCGAGCGCTCCTGCTCCAGCGCCATCTTGGACTGGCTCTCCTGCTGCTGCAGCAACAGCTTGGCTTTCGCCTCCTCCTGCGCCAGCATCAGCTTGGCCTGCGCCTCCTGCTGCTTCGGATCGGGCTGGTTGCCTTCCTGCTGGCCGGCGTCGCGGAATTTCTTCTTCACGTCAGCCGGCAGCGGCGAGGTTTCGATCAGCACCTGCATCGCCGCCGTGGCCTGACCGGGCGTGAGCATCGGCGCCACCGCAGGCAGCGCCTGCGAGATCGCATCATAGGTGTCTTGCATCAGCGTG